ATATGTGCGAGAAATAGAGCGAAATAACCGCTATCGTTCGGTGCGTGGAGATATCGAATCTGGCTACATCCTCGATGACCGATCCAAACTTATCGACCTCTATGATGCCTGCCTCCAGCAGGATGCACATATCCGCTCCGTAATCGAGACTTTGGAGAGCCAGATTCTCGGTGATAGGTATATGCTTGCCCGCGTGAACGAGAAGGGAAAGTACATCAAGGATGTGCAGAACACCCAGAAAATTCAGGGCTCACAGTTCGACAAGATAATCAAGGGCATCGTGGAGTCGAAACTATATGGCTACACACTGTTGGAGATTATGCCCACTATCGACCCGAAGACCGGGAAACTTGCAGAGGTAAACAGCATCGAGCGTCGTAATGTGCTCCCTGACCAGAAGGCGGTACTCAAGCGTCAAGGTATCTGGGAACCACATTGGGATTTGCGTAATCCTGCCTACCAGCGCAACTATGTGCTTATATCATCAGGCGACCTCGGACTCTTCTCAGCAACAACGCCTCTTATCCTTGCCAAGAAGTTTACTGTAGCCAACTATGTAAACTTCTCTCACACTTACGGTCAACCCATCATTCACGGCAAGACCGTATCGGAGAGCAATGCCGACCGCAAGCGATTGGCTAACGAGATCGCCAATGCTGCCCAAAACAAGGTTGTGGTAACGGGAATCGAGGATGAGGTCGATATTAAGACTTTCACGATGTCGAACTCGGAGAAGATATATACAGGTCTTATAGAGTTCGTCAACAGCGAGGTTGCCAACCTTGTGTTGGGTTCGGAGTCTATGGCAGGTGGTATGCAGTCCTATGTGGGCTCAACGAAGGCGCATCAGGATATCTTCCGTGAGCGTATCGAGGTATATCGCCGATATATTGAGAACATAATGAATGAGGAGATTGTGCCTCGCCTTGTTGCTATGGGTTATATCCCTGCGGGTTTGGAGTTCAAATACTCTAACCGCATCGATATGAACAACGAGGACCGTATCAAACTCTACTCTCTCATTACGGATAAGTACGAAGTCTCGGCCGATGAGATTGAGAAGGAGTTCGGTATCAATGTAGGCAAACAGCTCAATGTGATGTCAGGTGTTGGTGGTACGGGAGGTGTTACGCCTGGTGTGAGCCACAATGACCGAGGTGTGATGTCCGATGAGGAGTATTACCGCCGCTACGGCAGGCAGCGAGGCTCACAAGTAACAAATTTTCTTCTGGGAGCGAAGTCGTAGCCCAACTTCCGCTCCCTGATGTTGAAGCAAAACAGGGGCAAGAGAGTGAAACGCAACGGGAGTATGAGGTTATTAGAGATGCTTTTCGTAGGCTTATCCACAACTGGGAGAACAGTGCCGAGCGTGAGGACATCATCGAGGATATCATCACTCATCGATGCTCATTCCTGATTGACCGAGCATTGCTAGGTCTGGCGTTGGACTTTGATGAGGCGTTGAGTATACTGCGTAATCACAACAACTTTACGACAGAGCGTGAGCGACAGCAACACGAAATACTCGTGGCTGCCATAGATAACCTCATTGACTTTGCAGCTGCCGAGGAGATGACGATGATAAGCGAACTGCCCGAAGAGATTGATGAGGAGTGCTTGCTCGACTACGAAATAATCTGTGAGCAATATAACCTCACCTATGCTGAGGCAGAGAATGAGCAAGTTCTCTTTGCCGCAAAGATGGCTGCGTGGTGGATGGTAGTAAATGCCGAGTCTGTTATTACATATATGACGCAGGGGGACGAGCGCGTGCGCCCGTGGCACCTGTCCCTCGAAGGCGTGTCGTACCGCAAGTCGGAGTTCCCGGCAGAGTTGATACCGCCCATCGAATGGGGATGTAGGTGCTATCTTATCGCCAATGGCTTTGCGGGAGTGCGAGCCTCATTGAGTATAGACAAGTGTCGCTCGATGGTTGATCCTGTATTCCGCGAGAGCCTTGCAACGGGTGGTAGAATCTTTACCGATGCACATCGCTACTTTGATACACAGTTGCCCGAGTTTGCACAGAAGATTGTCAAACGCCTAAAATCTAAGTTTTATGAGCAAGATAACGATTGACCAGTTCTGTGCCCAGTGGCGAAACGGTAACTACCGAATGTTAGGAAGCAAACTCTTCTACAATGCTCAGGACTTTGTTACGGCGGCGGGTGAATATGCCAAGCAGCAGTTTCAATCTTCTTTTGAGCGAGGTGGTTTCAACGGTAGTAAATGGCCCGCCCGCACATCAAAGTGGGGAAAGAAGTTTACTCATCCCACAATGGTCGATACCGGTACGCTGTCAAGAAGCATCAAGGGAGAGCGTGGTCGCTCATTGGAGTTTGGCAAACTTCACGGCAAGGGAGGCTTCCGCCGCACCACTCACTACGATATCTGGACTACGGAGGTGAGTTCCTACATCCGAGGCAAGCGAGGTAAGAAGCGAGGCAAGTATAAAAACTACGCTGCAGTGCATAACACGGACCCGAAGTTTGGACTATACACCGTGAACCAATACTCAACACGCCGCCCTGTGCATCGTCAGTTTATAGGTTTCTCGCCCAACATTGAAGACCACATCAACGGTCTTGTAGATATGATTTTTGAAGGATTTCCGAAATGATAAAAGATAAGCATAACAAACCGCAGACAGAGGAGCCGACACCTCCCGCAGAGAGTGTTCCCGAGAAGGTATCCGAAAACCCTTTTGTGAATATGTACGATGCTGTGCGTCGTGCCATCCTCACCGTGCGTGAAGACCCCAATGACCCTACATCACCACCGCTGTTTAAGACCATAGCTATTGATAACGGTCAGTTCACACGCCTAATCCGTAGTGAGAACTTGGAGTATGAGGTTGCTTTTCCTGCTGTCTTCATTCACTTTGTCAATGTGCGTTACCTCGTAGCCCAGCAGCGTATAGGCGAAGGTCGGGCAACAATGCGAGTGCGTTTCATTCTCAACACACTCAACAACTCGGACCCTGAGCGCGAGTGCGACCCATTCATTGTCTTCCAGCGATTGAATGTAGCAATTCAAGATGCCAAGAACCGAGAACCGGCACTTAATGAGCGATGTAACCTCACATACTTCGATATGCCTCTTACGACCAATATGCTTCAGGCGTATTGGATAGACTATGAGGTGTGGTTCCGCGAGTATTCGGCTTGGAAGTATCGCGACTGGGTAAAACGCTATCTTGTTATGCCACCATTTACGCAGCATAGTGATGCTCCGCAGCACGACACCGATAACCACGGTCAGCACAGCACACCGACATACGACGAGGCAACGGGGTTTGAACCATCAGTGGAGGTGGAAGACGGGGCGAATAATGAATCTGCGTAATTTTTACTTTTAGACTATCGTAACTGCCATTACGGTAATGGATATTACGATAGTCATTGCAGATAAAACAAAACTCTGCCAAATCTCAATTTTTTTAGGACATTTGGCAGAGTTTATTAGTAAGGAACTTTTATAATTCAGTATTTATGAGAACAAATTTTCGAGGGTTATAACTTGCTGAAAGGCTCCGCTATATTCGTTATACGCAAGTCCGTAGGTTGTTATGAGTGTGCTGTGAACAGCATACTTCTTGGGAAGCTCTTCGTGAATTTTGTTGACTCTGGAAGCTATTTTTTTATAATACTCTCCACTTACGGCAAAATCTTCGTTGTAGAACTTCATCTCACACATATTCACAACATTGTCATTTCGATTGATAAGTAAGTCAATCTGCATTCCAGGCTCATCTTCATTGCCTGGTACAATCCAATTTGACTGCGATGTTATAACTCCCGAAATACCCAATGCATTCTTGATTTGAGACATATGTCTAATGCAAAGATCTTCGAAAGCAATGCCACGCCAACTAACCACACTTTGCGACTGCTGGTTATTTGTCCAGAAATTGGTATCTACGACATTCTTGCCAGACACATATTTAAGATAGAATAGGCAGAATGGATCGATTAGCCTGTAGTGGTCCTCTCTTGTTGTCTTTCCAAAAGGAGTGTATCTAACAATAAAATCACTCGCAATTAGAGCATTGAGAAAATCGCTTATATCACCGCTGTCAATAAATTCAAGTTTTGAAATTATCTCTTTTCTGGTAAATCCACTATGACGTGTGGCCAGCAACTTTATTATCTTCTTCATTACTTCGGGATTCTTGA